TAGACACCTTCTGGTCGAAATCGTTGAGGATAAGGAGGAATCCTCCTCAACGATTTTAGTACCAGAAGATTATAGGGCGGCTTCACTTAAACAATATCAAACGGTGAACATTCTAGCCACTTCCCCACACTCTCTTGACTATGATCCCGGTCAACAGGCAATTGTTGAGGGTCACATGATCAAGACAGTGAGTGTTGCGGGCACAACTTATCAGTTGGTATTGGAAAATGCTGTACTGGCTTTGTTAGGTGATGAAAAAGAACTGTGATCATTTAGTTATAGGATCGGGGTTGGCGGCTATTGTTTATGCATATTTAAATGACGCTTTATATATTAACAATGATCCTGAATATTCCCCTTTCCTGTTTGACTATTTCGATCCAGAGTTTCCGCTCGAAGCCTTCGGTATTGAACCAGCATCTCGTGTCTTGAAAACAGATCTTAAAGATAGAACGGTCGGGCATCCAAAGGTCGATTTGTGGCAACGGATTTCATTTGTTTTGTCTTTAGGCGGCAACGCTCCATTTGGAGACAAGGTAGCCAGCCTAAGAATAAACCCAGAAGAAAAAACTGCCCGGATTATCACAACAGGAAACGCCGCACTTGAGTATGAATATAATAATGCGGTTATTTTTAATCCTGAGAACATTCATGGGATAGTTCCTGTACCGAATGACCGAGAAGAAATATTTAGAGTGGAAGATTGGTTTGATGTACGTACTGGTGGCAAACATCAATATGATTATGTGTTGACCGAAGACGAATTTATTAACGAAATCTACTTTTATCCATCGCCGCGAATGTCGACGCAGAACTCCAAAATCAAGGACTTAGTGGCTGTTTCTTATGCGACAAGAGAACAATTAAATAATATAGACTACTCGGATGTGGCAGCTAGATTTAAAATTTTAAGTATATTAAAGGGGATGGGTCTTCGTGGCGCTCGCAATGGTCGCGACCCTAAAAATCCCGACCTTTATAAATATTATGCAATAAAAATTGAGGCTAGGCGAAGAGAGGTCTTTCCAAAGACAAAACAAGTATATAAGGATATGAATGGTATCCGCTTCGATACAAGAAGCGCAGAAGAGATTATTTTATGCCACTCCTTAAAAGAAAATAAGCCATATAATGTACTCAAAGGGCTATTTACTTTATAATGCAGGAAGCATTAAGGAGGTGAGTATGAGTGGTGCAGGAGGTGCCGGTGGAGCCGGAGCAGCAGGTGGCGGTGGCGCAGCAGCTACGGCAGGAGGAACAATGGCTGGAGGCGCCGCAGTTTCTAGCGGAGGCGAAGGTGGAGGCTCTGCTCTCGGAGCAGCAGAAGGAGCAAATGTGGGTTCGACAGATAGCGTGGGGAACACCGCCCAAGAATTAGCCACATCGGATCCAAAACAGAATCTTAATGACGATATTGCAGCGCAGGTTATGCAGCCACATCAGTGCAACAATCAGTCTTATATTAATATGTCAACACAGCAATTTATAAATGTGCAGAACACATCGATTGAACAATATCAGTGTACACCAGAACGCATGTCAGAACAAGAGTTTGATTTAAAGAAGATGCTGGAAATGATGATTGCGTTAAAACTTTTAGAAGCGATGAACGAAAAATAATGAAAGTAGAAAAAATAAGCGGAATACAATCCTTATATCCTATTCCAATAGAGCACCATCGGTGGGCTGGCTTCGACAAAGCCACGCCTGAGAAAGAGACTCTAGTAGTAGAAGTAGAAGCGAACCCTGTTGACGAGAAAGAGTCTGAGTTTAATTTATATGTTGAAGATCTTGCAGAAGATCCTGGCTTATATAATCGTTGGGGTAAAATAAAGAAAAATAATTTGCCAAAATTAATAAAAATTATTTGACTTATTGAAACAAGTTTGGTAATATATCTTTATGTCTTTGCACAAGAGTTCAATTAGTGAAAAATCATTTCATCTGGCTGGGATTGTCCCGGTGGCTGGGCAGAAGTTAGACTTTAATTGTCCGTGGCATGATTCTTTAATGCCGATTGCGCCAGACTATCTAGCCGTTGAAAGAGCGGTACTTGAGTGTGCTTGGGCAGGCTGTGAAACGATCTGGATCGTGTGTAACGACGACGTTCAACCTTTAATCAGGTATCGATTGGGCGATTATATATACGATCCTGTAAATCTACGCAGGCAATATAGAATTAAACCAGTGGATGAAAAGAAACCGATAACAATATATTATGTTCCAGTACACCCTAATGATAGAGACAAACGAGACTGCTTGGGGTGGAGTGTTTTATATGGAGCAAAGACCTCTTTCGAGGTTTCAAAACAAATAAGCACTTGGGTTGCACCAGACCGCTATTATGTGGCGTTCCCGTATGGTGTATACAGTCCAGAAGTTCTACGTCCACATCGTTTGGAAATTTCCAGCCGCCGTGGTTTTTTCTTGAGTCACTTGGACGAGACTGTAAGAGAAGGCAAATATCTTGGCTTTACTTTCGATGCTAGTGATTTTTCTGAATTTGTAGGTGTGATCCGTACAGGTACGGGTGAAAAGATACCCGGTCAATCTATATCTGACGGAATCCCTAAAGAAAAATTGCCGTTACATAAAAGATGGTCAGCACGGTTTTTTTCACTTGACAAAATATTTCAATCTGCTAAAGTAGAGGGAGCATTAGTTCAAGAAGTTGACTGGTATTATAATATTGATAGTTGGGAAAATTATAGCAATTATTTGTCGTGCGGCATTGATTTAAAAAAGCCAGCAAAGTGTATTTTGGCATATAGAGAGTGGAATTCGATGGGAGTTAATAATGAGTGAGCAAATACAATCTAGTATTCCTTTTGTGGGGCTACATGCCCACAGTGGATTATCGTTATTTGATGGTTTGGGGTATCCGCAGGATCATATGGATTTTGCATACAAGAACGGCTGTGACGCATTGGCTCTTACCGATCATGGGCACATGAATGGATTGTCATATCAAGTCCTTCATGCAAAAAAAATGAAAGCTGCCGGAAAAGATTTTAAGCCTATCTTTGGTGTCGAGGCATATTTTCTCCCGTCTGTCTCTAAGTGGAAAGCTGCATATGAAGAATCAAAAGAGGCAAAAAAGAAACAGAACAAGGGCGGCTTGGTCATCGACGACGAGAACGCAAGCAAGAGCGCTAAGAGTTTACTGAATAAAAGAAACCATCTTATTTTGTTGGCAATGAACCAAACAGGTTTGAACAACATATTTAGGCTCATATCGGAGAGCTATGATGGGACAAATTTTTATAGGTATCCTCGCGTTGATTATGATATGCTTGCTGTTCATAGTGAGGGTGTTATTGCCACGTCTGCTTGTCTTGGCGGTGTGTACGCTGGTAATTATTGGGATAATAAGAATGATGGTCCTGATGCTATTATGGATGCAATGAGGTTGACCACCGAGAAGATGCAATCTATCTTTGGAGATCGGTGGTACGGAGAACTTCAGTGGAACAACATTCCAGAACAACACGAACTAAACAAATATATTATTCAAGTCGCAACCGAATACGGACTGGAACTAGTTTCTACAGCCGATAGCCATTATCCAACTCCTGATGCTTGGCGTGACCGAGAACTGTACAAGCGTCTAGGATGGCTGGGCAAGGGAGGCATGCCCGACTGGATGAGTTCAGAGCTTCCCGAAGGAATTGAGGAGATTGGCTACGAACTATATCCTAAGAACGGCGATGAAATGTGGGCAGCGTATAAAAAGTATTCATCCGGACTCAATCAACAATACGACGATGACTTGGTGATGGCTTCGATCACTCGCACACACAATATTGCACATAAGCGAATTGAGTCTTTTATGCCGGATGATACTGTTCGGCTACCTGATTTCGTTGTACCAGAGGGTAAGACAGCAGAGCGTGCATTGAGAGAATCTTGTGTAGCTGGGCTCCGCGAGTACATCGATGCGAATGACCCTAAGTTGTCTGAATACATCGAGCGTATTAAGTATGAGTTGGATGTTATCGAGGATCGTGGCTTCACAAAATATTTTTTGACAATGAAGACCATCGCGGATAAAGCCCTAGAGCGACAGCTTGTAGGTGTAGGCAGAGGCTCGGCTGCTGGCTCACTAGTGTCTTTTTTAATTGGTATTACACAAGTTGATCCGCTTAAATATAATCTACTCTTTGAGCGCTTTATGCGTAAGGATCAGACTGATTATCCAGATATTGATTATGATGTCTCTGACCCGATGATACTTAAAGAGCGACTTATCGAGGAGTGGGGTGACGGAACAGTTGTACCAATTTCAAATTTTAATACTTTAAAGTTGCGGTCTTTGATTAAAGATATTGCAAAGTTATATGAGGTACCATTTACAGAAGTTAACTATGTCACTTCGCGAATGATTAATGAAGCTACGCCCGAAGCCAAGAAAAAACATGGCATCAAAGCCGGTGTTTATGTTCCAACGTTCGATGAGGTGGTGGAGTTTTCGCCCACACTTCAGAAATTCTTTGATAAGTACCCGGACATCAAGACACATATCGAGGCTTTGCACGGGCAGGTTCGCAGTGTCAGTCGCCACGCTGGTGGCGTTGTTGTCGGGGAAAATCTTGACAAATGGATGCCGTTGATTAACAGCGGAGGCATCCGACAAACCCCGTGGTCGGAGGGGCAGAACGTCCGACACTTGGAACCACTCGGGTTCATTAAGTTTGATATTCTTGGACTGGCTTCTCTGCGGATGATGGAAGGAGCTATTAAGCACATTCTCCGTCGCCACAAGGGCATCGCAGAACCAACTTTCGCACAGGTCAAAGAATATTATGACGAACATCTTCACCCGGATAAGATTAATTTTGATGACCAAGTGATCTATGAAAATATTTTCCATAAGGGGAAATGGGCTGGAGTCTTTCAGTTTACAGAGAAAGGTGCACAGACATTTTGCCAGAAAGCCAAGCCGACAAGCATCATTGATATCTCAGCTATCACATCGATCTATCGTCCCGGTCCTCTGAGCGCCAACGTGCACGAGTTGTATGTGGAGGCAAAAACTAATCCAGACGAAGTTTCCTATGGGCACGACCTAATCAGGGAAGTAACTGAGGAGACTTATGGGTTCCTAATCTTCCAAGAGCAGATTGCACTACTAGCACACAAGCTGGGCAAGGATCTGACGCTGGACGAAGGGAACATGCTTCGTAAACTTCTAACTAAAAAGGGAACAGGTTCTACTGATGCCAAGAAAATTAAAATCTACAACAAGTTCATCGAAGGTTGTACCGATAAAGGACTATCAAAAAGCTTCGCCGAAGGACTGTGGGAGAAATTCGAATACTTCTCGGGGTATGGTTTTAATAAGTCCCACGCTGTTAGCTACAGTATTCTTAGTTATCAGTGTGCCTATCTTCTGCATCATTTCCCTTCAGAGTGGATGGCGGCGTTTCTGGACAAAGAGCCCGAAGCCAGAAAAGAAGCGGCAATCAATGTAGCCAAGTCACAAGGCTTTACAATTGCCCCGCTAGACATCAACACATCTGGAACTGTGTGGGAGATTTCAGATGATGGTAATACTCTAATTCAACCGCTGACATCCGTCAAGGGTCTGGGTGACGCAGCTATTGAACAGATTATTAATCATCGTCCGTTTGGAGCTATCGAAGAACTATTATTTAATGAAGAAATTGTTTACTCTAAATTAAATAAAAAAGCTCTTGATGTGCTTGCAAGAGCGCAGGCATTAAACGATCTGGTTGACAAAAGATTTACCGGACTTAAACATTTTTGGTCCGCAGCGGTTGTTGATCGTCCTAAAACCCGGAAGAAGTTACACGAAAACATTGAACTGTATGAACCCGAAGGTGACTTTACTGATGAAGAGAAGATTGAATACTTGGTCAACCTAACCGGTGTCTTTCCCTTTGCGTTGGTGATGGACGATTACATTGAGGAACAGTTGGCTGACCACTGTGTCCCGCCGCTAGGAGACTGGGATCAGGACCTCGGCGTGGCGTGGTTCATTCCGCGTGAGGTGATTGAAAAGAAAACCCGGAAGGGTCGTACATATTGGCTAGTAAAGGTTGTCGACTCAACCAGTAAAAATACTACTATTAAATGCTGGGCGGTCGACCCAAAGAAGGATGTTGTCCACCTTAATCGACCATACATGGCACGATTGGACTATAGCGATGACTGGGGATTTAGTACACGTTCAGTAAGATATAATTTTAAACTTTTAGGATAGTATAGTAAAATGAATAAAGAAAAAGAAATGTATATGATTGGGGAAGAGTAAATGAATTTAAAGGTTAAATTGTTACGAGAAGGCGCTAAACCACCTCTCAGAACTTATCCGACCGATGCGGGTGCTGATGTTTTTTATTGCAGAAATCCGCAAGAAAGAAACCACTGCATCGGAGAAGAAAATGAATATTGGATTGGTCCAAAAGATTCTTGTGTTATTCCAACTGGGATCAAAGTAGAAATACCAGAAGGGTATATGCTTGAGGTAAAAAACAAATCCGGTATTGCTTCGAAGCGAAGGCTGGTCGTGGGTGCTTGTGTTATAGATTCAGGTTATGATGGAGAAGTATTTATTAACTTACACAACCTTGGTCCGACCACACAAAAGGTCTACCCAGGAGATAAATTGGCTCAGGTAGTCTTGGTACCAATTAACACATGTGGCTTTGAAATCGTCAATGGCGAGATAAACCAAAATAGCACTCGTGGTTCTGGAGGTTTTGGTTCAACGGGGGACAGATGAGTTTTAAGAGAAAAATAAAAAGAAAGCAGGAAAAGGAAGCCAACAAACAACTTAAAAAAGATATTGCACAGAAGGTGAATATGTTTGATAAATTACCAGATGAGTGCAGTGCCTGTCAAAAGGGATTTGATAAAAAGGATCGTGAAATGGTTATGAGTTGGAACGTGGTGGTTAGAGAACAAGAGAAAATTGTTAGATTATATTGCCCAGAGTGTTGGGGAAAAGCAAAAAGTATTATTAAGGAGTTACAAGATGCATGAGGCTTTGACATATGATGATGTATTGTTGGTACCTCAATATTCCGATATTGAGAGCCGAAAGGAAGTTGACTTATCAAATTATTTAGAGGCAGACCTCAAACTGAATATGCCTATTATTTCTAGTCCCATGGACACCGTTACAGAGGTGGATATGGCACGTGCAATGGGGATGTCAGGCGGTTTAGGGATCGTACATCGCTATAATAATATTGGAAAGCAGTCTGAAATGGTTTTTCATTCTGCCGACGAAGGCTGGACCGTAGGAGCCGCTATTGGCATGACGGGGGATTATCTAAAGCGAGCAGAGTCGCTTGTTGAGCACGGTGCACGAATTCTATGTGTTGACGTTGCTCACGGGCACCATGCCATGATGGAACGTTGCCTTAAAACTTTAAAAGACCGGTTTGGTGAAGACGTTCATATTATGGCGGGAAATGTCGCCACGAGGGTTGGCTACGAGGCATTAGCTTCTTGGGGCGCTGACTCGGTGCGTTGTAATATTGGCGGAGGTTCTATTTGCTCAACTAGAATCCAGACAGGGCACGGCATTCCTGGTTTGCAAACTATTTTTGAATGTGCTTCTGCCGGATTGGACATGCCCATCATCGCTGACGGAGGAATTAAAAACTCGGGAGATATAGCTAAGGCTCTTGGCGCGGGTGCTGACTTCGTTATGTTAGGCTCCCTTCTTGCGGGCACAGACGAGTCGCCTGGAATGCTGCTTGTCGATTCTTCTGGAAAGAAGCAAAAAATTTATAGAGGTATGGCTAGTCACGAAGCACAAAAGGACTGGCGAGGTAAAATGACGTCAGCACCAGAAGGTGTAACCACATCAATCCCATACAAGGGGTCTGTCTTATCCGTGCTGGGAGATCTCGCTATGGGTGTCCGCAGTGGCTTTTCCTATACCGGGGCGCGTACAGTTTTAGAATTTCAGACTAAGGCTAAATTCATTAGGCAGACTGGAGCATCTCAAGTGGAGAGCGCTGCTCATATTTATAAGAGAACATAAAGTATGGCAGAATATGGGCATAACAGAAAGAAGATCGTCTTTTATTCAACCGACAAGATCCACGCCGATATGAAAATACGGCTGAAATATGACGGCTTGACTCAAAGTAAATTTTTCCGGAGTCTCGTGGAAGGATATATTAATAAAGATCCTGCGATAAATGATTTTATTGATCGTCTCAAGACAGAAGAGGAAACTCAAAGCGTTGCTAAGCGGAAAAAAACACGAAAGATGCTAGCAGACGGCGAGAAAACCGCTGCCCTATTTGGCTTAAACGAGCAAGACCTTGAAAACATATTTGATATTATCGAAAAGGAACACCCAGAACTATGAGTAACAGAAAAATATTTAAAGATAAAGGGATACCCGAATGCTCGCGCCGCTGCCTTGAGCTTGGCGTGTCTTGTCCCATTAAAGACTGCAAAGAGTGGATTGACTATGCCGAGGATGCAAATTGTACTTCAATAGCAATTGCTAAGAATGGTGGTATGACCTTGCGCGAGGTTGCTGACCGATTACATGTAAGTTTTGTTAGAATTAAGCAGATAGAGGACAAAACAATGGACAAAATCCACCGAGCTTTAGCAAGACGCTTCAACATTAATCGGAAAGAGTTAGCCAAATTCGTTTTAGAATGTTTTAATGAACGAGAATAGTGAAAAAAAATATTGTTGACGAGCGTTTAAACCCCGCAACAGACTATTTATTTGAGAAACACTCTATTATTCTAAGGAGAAAAAGTAATGAGTAAAAACAGACTTGATGAGAGTACGATTCGTCGTTTTATGGGTTTGGCGGGTATCCAACCGCTGGGCGAGAATTTTCTTGATAGACTTCAAGAGGAAGAGCCAGAAGAGGTTCCAATGGATGATATGGCAGCAGAAGAGCCTCCAATGGACGCCGAACCAGCACCAGAGATGGACGCTGAGCCAGCCCCGGAAGCTGGCGAAGCAGCAGCAGAGATCGCACAAGACGTGGCATCAGCAGTAGCCGACGCGATGACTCAGGC